TAAGGAACAATCAGACCAATTCAAACATAGCAATTGGCGGCGCTGCCCTACAGCAGAATTGCAGTGGCACATTTAACATAGCACTGGGTATTGGTGCGCTGAGTGCAAACGCCGTTGGAACATGTAACATAGCAATTGGCCAAGGAGCTGGAAATGTTGTAACTGGATCTAACAACACAATAATTGGCAATTTGTCTGGCACTACGGGTTTGAATAACACTGTATTGATTGGTGCTGGCAGTTGTGAACGACTGAAAGTAGACTCAAGTGGGCTTTATGTTAATGGGGCATCTATTGGTAGCTGTGGATATGCGTCTTTGGACTGCACTAGCAGTTATAAAATAGGCACATTTATGTCCAGCAGCACTGGGTTATATAACATGGCATTTGGCCTAGGTGCGCTTTGTTGCAACCGTAATGGTAGTAGCAATACAGCTATCGGTGCGTCTGCTCTACGATGCAATACTGCTGGTAGCAATAACATTGCAGTTGGTTGTTTGGCACTCCAATTAAACCTAACTGGTAACAATAACATAGGCATGGGCTTTGATGCCCTTGGCATTAACCCTGGTGGCTGTGACAACATTGCATTGGGGGCATGTGCTCTAAGGAACAATCTTACCAATTCAAACATAGCAATTGGCGGCGCTGCCCTACAGCAGAATACCAATGGCACATTTAACATAGCACTGGGTATTGGTGCGCTGACTGCCAACACCACTGGAACATGTAACATAGCAATTGGCCAAAACGCTGGCTCCCTAATAACCACTGGGTTCAACAACACGGTAATTGGCAATTTGTCTGGCACCGGGGGTTTGGTTTGCACTGTATTGATTGGTGCTGGCGCATGTGAACGACTGCGAGTAGACGGAACTGGGCTTTATGTTAATGGAGCATCTATTGGTAGCTGTGGATATGCATGTTTGGACTGCACTTCCAGTTATAAAATAGGCACATTTATGTCCAGCAGTGCTGGGACATTTAACATGGCATTTGGCCAAGGGGCGCTTTGTTGTAATTTAACTGGTTGTAGCAATACAGCTATCGGTGCGTCTGCTCTACGATGCAACCAGAACGGGTCTCATAATATTGCAATTGGTTGTTTGGCACTTCAATTCAACACACTAGGTTGCAATAACATAGGCATGGGAGTTAATGCCCTAGGCACTAACTTGAATGGAAGTGACAACATAGCATTGGGGGCATTGGCCCTTTGCTCAAACACCACCGGTTGCAACATAGCAATTGGTTACTTTGCCCTATCGCAGAATACTACTGGGACTGGTAACATAGCACTGGGTATTGGTGCGCTGACTGCCAACACCACTGGAACATGTAACATAGCAATTGGCCAAAACGCTGGAAGTCTGATCACAACTGGGTTCAACAACACGGTAATTGGCAATGTAACACCAGCAGCAGGCAGTGTATCTTGTGTGCTGATTGCTGCTGGCAGTTGTCTGCGACTGGCTATAGATGGGAATGGATTTGCTATAAACGGCAACCCTGTGGGCTGTTGTGGATATGCGTGTTTGGACTGCACTAGCAGTTATAAAATAGGCACATCCAATACCAGCAGCACTGGGCTATTTAACATGGCATTTGGCCTAGCTGCGCTTTGTTGCAACCGTAATGGTTGTAGCAATACAGCTATCGGTGCGTCTGCTCTACGATGCAATACTAGCGGGTGTCACAACATTGCAGTTGGTTGTTTAGCACTCCAATTTAATACAAGTGGTAACAATAACATAGGCATGGGCTTTGATGCCCTTGGAATTAACCCTGGTGGCTGTGACAACATTGCATTGGGGGCATGTGCTCTAAGGAACAATACCACCAATTCAAACATAGCAATTGGCGGCGCTGCCCTACAGCAGAATACTACTGGGACTGGTAACATAGCACTGGGTATTGGTGCGCTGACTGCCAACACCACTGGAACATGTAACATAGCAATTGGCCAAAACGCTGGAAGTCTGATCACAACTGGGTTCAACAACACGGTAATTGGCAATGTAACACCAGCAGCAGGCAGTGTATCTTGTGTGCTGATTGCTGCTGGCAGTTGTCTGCGACTGGCTATAGATGGGAATGGATTTGCTATAAACGGCAACCCTGTGGGCTGTTGTGGATATGCGTGTTTGGACTGCACTAGCAGTTATAAAATAGGCACATCCAATACCAGCAGCACTGGGCTATTTAACATGGCATTTGGCCTAGCTGCGCTTTGTTGCAACCAAAATGGTAGTAATAATACAGCTATCGGTGCTTGTGCTCTACGATGCAATACAACTGGTAGCAATAACATTGCAGTTGGTTGTTGGGCACTCCAATTTAATACAAGTGGTATCAATAATATAGGCCTGGGCTTTGATGCCCTTGGCACTAACTTTTGTGGCAGTGACAACATTGCATTGGGGGCATGTGCTCTAAGGAACAATACCACCAATTCAAACATAGCAATTGGCGGCGCTGCCCTACAGCAGAATACCAATGGCACAAACAACACTGCAATAGGACGATCAGCAGGTACGAGCAACACAAATGGCAGTAACAACGTGTTTTTGGGATGCGGTGCAAGTGGAGCAACAGCAACCAGCAACAACACAATAACTTTTGGTGATTCCAGCATTACTACACTGCGAGCTCAGGTAACTACTATTACTGCTTTGTCTGATGCTAGAGACAAAACTGACATCGAAGATATTCCTTTGGGATTGCAGCTGATACGTGATCTACGTCCAGTAAAATTCACATGGAATACTAGAGATGGCAGCCGAGTAGGGGTCAAGAGCGCTGGATTTATTGCTCAAGAAGTACTGGAAGTCAGCAATCGATATAATCTACAAGACTGGCTGCATTTGGTGCTTGAGGACAACCCAGAGAAGCTTGAAGCCACAGTAGCTAACGTGTTCCCTGTGTTGATTCGAGCTGTGCAAGAGTTGGCTGAAAGCAACGATCAGCTCAATCAGCGTGTGACAGCTCTTGAACTTGCACTCACTGCCAAAGGTGTGTAGACTTTAGGCTTATGATCCCACGCGGTGGCACTGAACTCATGATGGCCAATCTCTCTCAACAACTGGGAGGTTGGCCAACATCGTTGAATCTCATAGTAAGCAATTGCAGCTTACATCAAATAGATCCCAACAAAAAGAACGTTGTTTGGCAGCATCTCGACACCGACCAAGAGGCCAGTCAAGGTGCGGCTAATCCACAGTTTCAACAGGCTGTTGCTTGCTGGATATTTGTAAGTGAATGGCAACGTATAAAATGGATAAACTATTTTGGCATAGATCCAAACAAAACAGTTGTGATCCGCAATGCCATACACTCTTTCAATTGGCAACTCAAACCCGCCTCTCAGCAAATTGAAATGATCTACACCAGCACTCCTTGGAGAGGACTTGATGTGTTGCTGGATGCTGTAGACCAACTGCAATATCAAAACTGGCGTCTCACAGTTTACAGCAGCACCATTATCTATGGCAAAGGTTTCAGTGACAGCACCATGAGAGGCTATCAGTCTTTGTTTGATCGCTGTCGCCAGCACACTCAAATCCAGTATGTTGGTTACGGGCTCAATCAAGCTGTGAGAAAGAGATTGCAAGGCAGTCACTTATGGGTATATCCCAGCACTTTCCCAGAAACCAGCTGCATCTCAGCAATAGAGGCTGCTAGTGCTGGGTGCCAGGTGGTCACCACTCGACTTGGTGCTCTTGAAGAAACCCTTGGCGAAAGTGCTTGTTTTGTAGACTATACTACCAACAAACGGGTATTGTCAGCAGCCTTTGCTAAATCTCTTGATAACCAATTGAGCAAATATGATTCAAATAACCCTCAATGGCAAAATCAAGCATTATTATTTGACAAACTCTACAGTTGGAACACTAGAATACACGAATGGCAAATTTTAATCAATCAACTCGTCGCAGAGTAATGATAGGCACCCCTAGCTATGATGGCAAGGTAGAGGTCAGCTACACTAGCAGTTTATTTTATACTACTAAAGCTGCTGAAAAAAGAAACATTGAACTTTTACCCTTATGGGTCAGCTTCGATGCATTGATTCAAAGAGCTAGAAATGACACCTTGCAATTAGCATATGAGATCGGTGTTGATGATCTCGTATGGATTGATCAAGATATTGAATGGACCCCGCAACAGTTTTTTAAACTACTGGATCATCCTGTAGATGTTGTGGGTGGCACATATCCCAAAAAAGGGGATCGTCCAGAATATGTTGTAAGACAAATGACTAAACGCCCTATTGACCCGCAAACTGGTTTGATGGAAGTTGATGGCTTGGGCACAGGATTTGCACGCATGAGTCGACAAGCTATAAACCATTTGTGGAACACCAGTCAAGCCTATATTGATCCCAAAGACATGAAGCAACGCCGAATGATCTGTGATGTGATAGTTACCAACACCGGTCTTATGAGTGAGGACATACGTATGTTTGAAAAACTTCAGGAAGGCGGATTTCCCATATATCTTGACACCACAATCACTTGCAAGCACGGCGGCTATAAGCAATATCAGGGTGACTTCCTACAATGGTACACAGGGCTGGGACAGACAAAAGGCCGGCAATTGTGACTACCTACAAGTGTTGGTCAAGTTCTCAACAGCTTTTTAGTCTATTATAGGCAGATGAATCTTAAATTTTGGCAAAAATAGTCAATTTGCCTTATAATATCTTGAAGCTTCGAGGAACTAGAATGACAAAAAAGATATTTTGGATAGACGGTGGTGCTGGTAGAGTAATCACCGCTATTCCTGCATTAATCAAATACGGTCGATTGCATCCCAACAGCGAATGGGCTGTGTTGGTTGGGGCATGGGATTTCTTATACTGGGGTATTCCCGAGCTGCAAGATCGCACCTACAATCTTGATACAAAAGGTGTTTTTGACAACGTAGTCAAGAATGCTGATCAAATAGTAACCCCGGAGCCTTATCGTATCCCAGCATATTTTAGGCAAGAGATAAGTTTGGCTGAAGCTTTTGACAGGGAAATCAACCAAACTACAGATCACAGTGATTTATTGCCACCACGCTTGGCATTCAATCAACAAGAAACTCTAGTAGCCAAGAATACCATAGCTGATCTCAAAAGTGTGAGCAAAAAGAACAAAACTATTGTATTTCAACCCTTTGGCCGTGGTGCCAAACTGGATCGTGCCACAGTGATTGACGAAGAAAGCAGAAGCTTAAGCTCAAACGACTATTTGAGCCTGAGCCGGCGTCTTAATCAAAAATACAACATGATCTTTTTTGGCGAGCCTGACTTTCAATTGAAAGACGACAACTGGAGTGCCAAATACACTGCTGATTTAAGAGTTTGGTCAGCTCTAGTTGCCAACTCTGACTATTTTGTAGGATGTGACAGTGTAGGCCAGCATATTGCTAGAGCCTCTGGAGTACCAGGCACAGTAATTATTGGGAGTACGTTTCCCAAGAACACCAGCTATCCAGATTACTTTCAAATAATTGAAAAGCCTGCTGCTAGGAAATATAGTCCTATTCGTATTGCTGGTCTGGACGTAAATCTCAGCAATAGGCTGAATGAAGGCACAATGAAATTCTCAACCAAAGAACTAGACGACATCTATCAAAAGATTGTTGCAGATATTGAAAGGAAAACACGCTGATGAAAATAATGGCCATCAATCCCGGTCACAACAGCAGTGTGGCGCTTGTTGAAGACGGTAAGTTGCTGTTTTATAGCGAGGAAGAACGATGGAGTCGCCTAAAGTATGACGGTAATCCATTTAGAGCCATGCTATGGGTACTAACTAATCATTTGGTAGACCACTTGATCATTGGTGGGACCACCACTAATTGGGTTACTCTTCCTTGGACTAACGAGAATGCCTATGCTGCATTAGCTCGCAAATTCAGTCCTAATGTGCAAGTTACCCTAATGGGCCATCTACATCACTTGGGTCATGCAGCTAATGCCTTCTATGGCAGTGGTTTTGAAACAGCATGCGCCTTGGTCGTAGATGGGGCCGGAAGCTATGTGCAAGAAAGCATGGGAGAAGGACTACCACTTACTGGGGGTTTTGAAACTGAAAGCATCTATCATTGCAGCTATCCACATGAGTTCAACGCAGTTTACAAAAGATACAGTGACGGTGCGGAAACCAGCCTCTACTACGACAACGGTATCCAAGAATTTGATAATAATGTTACTATTGTTAAGGCATACGAGAGTGTAAGTGATTATTTAGGATTTGGGGCTATTGAAGCTGGGAAGACCATGGGACTAGCTCCTTATGGCCAAGAAGACAGCAACATTCCTGCCTTTTTCATCAACAATAAAGGCAACAAGAACTTGTTGATTCCTCGATATCCCACCGGCGCACACATTGACGAGAATAGATTTCCTTACTTGCGTAGATACACACAACCAAGTGACTGGCATAATAACTTTGAATTAGTGCGAGATCAAGACAAGAATCTAGCCTACCATGTGCAGAAAGAAACTGAAGAGCAGATGGTGAAGTTGATTGAGCGTGCTATTGACATTACTGGAGAAAATCGCATTGTAATCAGTGGTGGTTATGCACTCAACTGTGTTGCCAACTACAAATATCTAGAACGTTTCCCTAATATTGAGTTTTACATTGATCCCATTGCACATGATGGTGGAACAGCCATTGGTTTAGCTCGGCATGCTTATTATGTTCTGAGCCAAGATACTACACCTCAACCACTCTCTCATCTCTACTTGAGTGTGTTGCCAGACTATAATCAGATTGAAACCACTATTGCTTCTGTTGAAGGTATCAGCATGAGAGACACATCACCTGCTGAAGTGGCACTACTGCTGGCAGAAGGCAATATTGTGGCTTTGTTTCAAGGCGCTAGTGAAGGTGGGCCTCGTGCACTAGGCAACAGAAGCATTCTTTTTGATCCTCGAGTAACCAACGGCAAGGATATTGTTAACCAAGTTAAAAATCGTGAATGGTTCCGCCCTTTTGCTGCGAGTGTGATGGCAGAACATGCAAATGACTGGTTTGACATGCGCAATCTCAATGAAAGCCCTTACATGATGTATGCTGTAAATGTGAAGGAAAGCCAAAGAGAGTTGATTCCTGCAGTTACACATGTGGATGGCACCTGCAGAGTACAAACTGTCACCAGCGAGCAAAACTTGCATTTGTATCAGCTGCTAGATGCTTTTCGGCAACAAACCGAAACACCGTTGCTGTTTAACACTAGTTTCAATCTAGCTGGGCAGCCATTGGTGGAAACACTGGTAGACGCCTTGATAACAATCTTCAACTGTGATATCCACTACCTGTATCTTCCCGATCTGGGAATGTTAGTATGCAAACAGTAAATTTAAAAGAGTTTCACTTGAGCAGTGCGTTACCTGGAGCAGGTAGCCCACTGCTCAACAGCATAATTAAACAAAATCCAAAGTTCTCTGCCACTATAAGTGATCCTTTGCATAGTTTTGTGCACATCCTTATAAGAGACATCAACAGCCCTGTTGGTGTGGTTGCACAAATAACTTGAGATCGACGCCGGCAAATACTCACAATGAGTTTGATATTGGATAGCATACAGTCCAAAAAAAGTGGTCGCTACTACCAATTCTCCAAGAGACTTGACGACTGTGTTGTAGGATCTGTAATTACCTTATGATTTTTTGGTAATGAAACAGCTTAGAATTACAAAATATCCTCTAGATTCACGCATATAGCAGATCTTTTAACAAAAGTATGCAACACTGGAAGTTTCATACACCTACAAGAAAGCAATTATAAATGGCAGGCACCTTATATGGGATGATAACTGTTGCAAGCAGCAACCAATATACACATGTAGCCCTTACAAGTTTTTTCAAACACACAAAATTATCTGCAGAAGATAGGTTTGTGTTGATTGACAACGACGGAGAATGGACTAAAAACTGGCATTTGGACTGTTTTGATCCCAACCTAGTATATGTGAATTCAAACCCTCAGAATTTTAGCACAAATATCAATCAATTGCTGAGATGGGCTGATGAACAATATGCAGATTTAGTTTTCCTCAGCAATGATGTTGTTTTTACCCCCAAGTGGGCTACCCGTCTAGTGATAAATGACAGGACAGTGAGCATTCCCAGTTGTAATCAAACTCATTTTTATGGCTTTGACCCTACCTTAAATCTACAGCAATTTGGTGGTAGATTTCTACATTTGAATGTAGCTGCTCACACACATGCTGCACGGTCACCAGCACCTTTTGAGCGCCTTCTCATGCCCACCTATGTATGTAGAATTCCACGTCTAATTTACCAAGAAGTTGGAGGCTTTGATGAAGCGTTCAACATGGGAGGTGAAGATGTGGACTATAGATTGCGCCTACTTCAAAAAGGCTTTGAAATCAAATATTGCAGCAGTTATTTGCTACACTTCAACGGTTGCAGTAGTTGGAACGGGGCGGAAACCTTAGCTGAAACTCAACTGCGTAACCGGTTGTATATGCAAACTTTTATTGAGAAATGGGGAGAAGATTTACACGACTTGTGTATGAGTTCAGGACAACCAACATCTATTATTGAAAAATATCAATTACACGGGTTACTTAACGAATGCCGTTTCAACGACATAATAAAATCCTTGCTAACTGCACTAGAGTTCAATAAAGTTATATAAATATGTTATATCCAAGGAGAAAAAAACATGAGTGAGACAGTGGGATCAATTATTGATCCACAAACAATAACTACTGAAATTGTTTTAAGTGAAAGAGTAGTAACAAATGAGTTTGTTATTGCTGAAATTTATGAAAGCATTGTGAACCGTTCTGTGCGGGCTGAGATTGAGCTTGGGCCATTTGTTACTGACACAAGACCAGATGGCAGCACGCAAACAAGAGGAAGCAGTCGTCGAGGGATTACAGTGTGGGACAATGATGCGTATGATGCTATAAGGGACACTTGGCGCAACGAAGATCTCATTACACGTATCAAGACCATTTTGAACGGATAATTTAAGTTATGCAAAAACATGAAAACGGAGGGCATATTGTCCTCCGTTTTCACCTATGGTGCTATAGACGTGCACGCGGGGAAGACTGATTCACAAACAACCTTACACGTAGAAAGTTGATTTGGCTTGAGGTATCATAAATCCTTTTGAGGATCGCAACCTTGCTAGTGCATATGAAAGGAACGCAGTAGCTAAAAAGAACAAAGGTGCAGTGCTCCACAACGCTGCACCCTTGTTCTTGGTAACTCTAGTAGCTGAGTTTAGTTTGCGTTCATGCTCGGAATAAGTGACGAATATTGTTTCACAAAAACTTTCCATGAACTCAGTTGATTTGGCTTGATGGGGTGGTCACGTGTAGTTGCCATAAACGACCGAGCACCCATTACAACCATCTCCGGTTCAAAGTTGTCCATCATGAACTGGAAGAAGCGATCGGCGCTCTTATACATGTCATCGTGCGAATTCTTCACACCATTCTGCTTATTACTCTCAGCTTTCTTGACATCATCTGTGAGCTCATACACCAGTGCAGTGGTCAGTGCATAGCAAATGTCCATCTGCTTCACGTTCAGCTTGGTGACTGTGCCATCAAGGATGTCGCGTGCACGGGGTAGGTTAGCTGCTTGTCGACGATAGCTGAGGAACTTCAGGGCAGGACCCTCACCTACAGTGCCCTTGATGAGATCGCCAAGCACATCTGCTGGCAGATCCGTCTCGCGGTAGCTGCCATCCAGTTGGGGCTCATACAGCAGTTCGCTGACAAAGCTCCAGCTACGTGGGGTAGCAAACGCATAGCTTTCGCGACGGGGATCAAAGTCAAAGAGATCATTGGGCTGATAGCTGAGGTAACCCACCACATGCTCGTGGATGCGATTCATCATAGCCCATTCCTGCCAGTCATCAAAGTCCACAGCCAGCGTTGCATGGATGAAGCGATTTGCCAGCGGAGTTGGCATGTTGTAGGCCACACCCTTGTCACGCACTCGGTTACCAGCAGCAACCATCACTGCATCATCAGGCAGCTGGTAACTGCCAATGCGCCGGTTCAGGATCAGCTGATATGTGGCAGCCTGCACAGAGGGTGGTGCTGCGCTCATCTCATCAAAAAACACCATTGCGCGGCTGTTGGGATCAGTGGGCAGATCGGTAGGGTTGCTCCACTTGAAAATCTTCTCTGTCAGTGGAACGTTGTGCTCATTCTTTACCACGTTGCCTTCTGCATCGCGGATAGTCACTTCTGCGAGGTGCGGAATGCCTCGAATGTCAGTGGCCTCAAGTAGGGGAAGTCGAATGTCAATCAGTGGGCGCTTCTGAGCACGAGCAACCTCTGCAACAATGTCACTCTTGCCAATGCCAGGAGGGCCGGCGATGAAGAGAGGTCGCTTCCTACGCGTCACGTGATCGATCATCACCTTCAGCTTGCTGGGACTGACAGTAGTGATTGTCTGGATTTTCTCTTGAGCTGCCTTAGCCATGTCTGCGTGTGTCCTTGCTGTTGTGTATTACCAGCTGAATATATGGCAGGTATTTTTTACGTCAACACAAAAATCATCCGAACATTTCAGCCCACGTCAGTATATTGCCACCCGCCATCTCCAGTTCCATAGCACGCTCAGAATGAAAAACTACAAACCGTTTTTGATCATAGTGATAAGGGCTTTTCACACTCCTATACAGATGGATGTGAACCTTTGGAATATTAAATGTGTTGAAAGGCTGTTTGCTGATATCAAATTCCCAAAATTGGTACATCCTACAAAGGATCAGAAGCCCTGTTGATGTTAACCGAAAACTAGGGCGTGTGCTGCTCCAATTTACAAACAGAATTTTACAAAAACCTTCAAAACCACCTTCCACAAGGTTTTCTGGAAAAGCTTGCTCAGTTGCATCTGGGTTGATCTGCTCGCAAAAATCTTCCCAGATTGCCCGCTGTAATTGGGTCACTTACACCTTGGGAGGTCTAGATATCTTAACACCTTGGGAAAACTCAAACACTTCAAATTTAGTTGTTTTGAACATTTTGTTAAGTTTATCAGCAAGATTGAAGGCATGCCCAGGACTTTCTGGAAAAGTGACCCTACGATATTTTGGATTTGAATCGTCATGCAGTGTATTGACACTCTTGAGGTTGATGGGGGTTCCATCATAAAATACAGCATAAATTGCCTTGGCCGCAATAATCTGTTCGCTCTGAAATGTCTTGGGATCAGTGTAGCTCAACAACACTTTGGGCTTGGGACGACTCATGACTATTGCCTTGTTTCTGGTGTGCAATATTTATGAGTCGTGAGTTTTCTCAGTCAGTCCACCTCGTAAACCACTCGCTTGAAAGTGGCAAAACGCTCCTCATGGGTCATGTTCTTGAGTTTTTTGCTGAGAATACTGAAGAGAAAGCTGAGAAAACGCTCAGGCACAAACTGAGTGTCTTTGCACACATGAGCATAGACATTGGGATTTAACAGTCGCATATCACGGATCAGCTCATGTTCACCATCTTTGCAGATGTTTGCTTGATACCATTTGCCACCCATGCATAGCCACATCCAAAATGTGGTGAAACTGCGAGATGTGAACAAAAGGCTGCCAGCAGCAATTACGCAAGTGGTGCCCTCTGAGGTTGGCAACCGGTCTACCAGGACACTTTCACCCAAATCGCTGGCGATTCGGAGGCATTCCAAATCTGAATGCTGGAAGTCTAGTAATCGTTGTCCCATGTTACTCCTCCCTTTGTAAGTTGCTCTACCGCAGTCAATAGCAATTCTTTGCTGGCTTCAAAACCATGCAAATGATATTTCAAGGTTCTCAAGGGCAAGTTGCGGGTGTTGTCAGAGTCTTTCAAGAGCAGCTCTCCAGAAAGGCTGCCCCAAGCAGCAGATTCTGAAGCCAGCAGTGTTTTCCCATCTGTGGCAAACTCACAATTGTGGAAGTCAAAGCTGTCCCAAACCTTCTCTACACTTTCTCCAAAGCGGCGTTTGATCATTTGCACTGTTATTCCTGTGAGCGGGGAATCACCTGGCATCCGATAAGTGATGGCATTATCACTTTGGTGTGCAACGTAAAACTTGTTTTTGGGTTTGGTCTGTAGGCATTTGAAGTTGTTGAAAAGCTCTACTGTGAAGGTGTTGTCTTCTTGTTCCATGCATTCAGTTTCTTTTTCAAACTCCTCCTGCACATTCACCATAAGAGAGGTTTCAAAGATTTTTTTCCAAGTGGCCAGCTGTTCCCCGCTGGTGAAAAACACATCTAAGTCACCAGTAGTCCAGGGATTGTTTTCCCAAAGTTTGCGTGCCGCGCCGCCAGCAATCCAAGGCCCTTCAGTAATACTCAAAGGAGGCATTCGAGCAATCAAAGTTTGGAATAAGGGATCAACCACAGGCTTCATCAACATCAGAACGTGCCTCCATTGAGATCTAGATTGCGTGGGGTTGATTGCAGTTGCCCCACAAGTTTTTCTTGTAGTTCCATCACTTTTTGTGCAAGATTTACATCGCGAGCCAACAATGCAGTTAAGCTCAAGGCCAAACTTTCCGCGTCTTCTCTTGACATGCGAATCTCTTTTGAGTTGTAGTCGCGAGCAGTGTTCACCAGTTTCACAAACTGATTGATGGGATCACTGGAAAAGTTGCTGCTCATGGCTGTTTTTGTCCCTCTTTTTGTTTTTTGTTGAGCACTGTATTGAGTTCCAACTTGCTGGAAAATGGCCCCACAGTAGGGGCGTTTTCTACAGTTTCCATCTTGGGACAAAAACTGGGACTCCAGCCATGACTATAGTGAATGCCCCAATATCCAGCTGCAAATCTACTTTTGCTGTGTGCTGTTTTTGAATAGGTAACAAAAGGAGAGTCTTGGACATTTTGTGGATTCGTATGCTTGATTGGCCAAACGCCAATTTTGTCCAAAGGTTCTTCCTTTGCTTCCAGTTGCTCAAAAGTGATGTGCCACCCCAGCGACTTTTCCAACGCCTCTTGACTAGAGAATGTTTCAGTTGTTTGGCTGCTTAGGAGCGTGTAAGATCCATCCTGGGCACTGAGCACTCCAACTCTATTCCCCCATTCAGTCAACATCCAACTTTGTGCACTGATGGGTTTGGCTGAGATTTTCTTCATTGTCAACTACCTTGAACTTTGCCCTACGGGCCTTCGCTTGTGTTTCTGTCTGCCAGTTACACATCAAGTCTGCAACAGCAACCAGCTTTGTCAACTCATCAGGTGCTAGTGCCCCTGGATAAGATTCGTTGAATTTAAGCAATTGTTTTCTTAAGGAGTTTCCATGTTGGTTAAATGAATTTTCAAAAGGCAATATGTTGTAGTCAAAAACACCATCTGCTATTTTTAGGGTTATATCTATACCATCGCGGCACCAAATGCTAGCAGTATTTGGAATTGGGGCCTGTTGCCAATCAAAACTTTCACTAGTAATACAAACCAAACGATTGTTGTTTTTGATGATGCGACTCCAAATTTTGTATAGGTCTGGTTCACCAATAAGTGGTACACACGTCTTTAACCACCATCCGCGGCCAGGATGGCTCTTTTGTTGAAAGTGTGTGATCTCAGGAGGTTGACATGAGACTAGGATGTTCCAGATGTTTTGAAAATCCAAATCCATAGCCTTATTTACTCGGTCAAGTGTCCTTGATATTCACTACTGAAACACACACTGTAATCTGAGGCTGTTTTTTCAATCCGCATCAAACCCCACTGTGCTGCAAATTTCAGCAATGCAATGCCCACTTGTGCCTTACGGGGTTGGTTTACTGCATTTTTGATGCAAGTATCCCAAGTTTCCACAAACTCTTGAGGCTGAGCGGTGAGATCAACAAGAGTACAGTTTCTTTCATATGCGTCACGAACTCGAATCTCTTCTCCGTTGTGGTCTGTCCACGTGCTGAGCATGAGATTGTTCCAGGAATAGCCTTGGGACACTTTGTTTTCAAATGCTTCCAACATCTTTTTCTTCCGCACACCTGGGAATGCACTCATGACATTATCACTGGCATCACCCCTAATGCATTTTTCAAACAAAATCCATTCAGGATGAGGCACTGGTAGTGCCTCGCCCTTCTTGTTGTGCGCAAGATTGCCATCTTTGTCGTAAATTCCGTTTATGGTATAGAGCAACGCACTGATACCATCGTAAATTTTAACATTCGTGGCTAGCAGTTGTTGAAAGTCACTGTCAGTGCTGACAATCACATGATCATCACCCGGATGCAATTGGATCCAACGTGCAATGAGATCATCTGCTTCAGCTTGTGGCGCCTTCAACACTGTTGCATTGGTACGCGAGCTTACGAACTTAATGAAGTCATCAAGAGCTTCATAAAACACTCGATCTTCTTCCTGTTCATCCGCTGTGCGCTGTCCAGCAGCTACTCGGCGATGAGCTTTGTAAGGCTGGTAAAAATCCCGTCGCCAACTCCTGCTTTCGAGGCAGCACACTAAATGTGACCCATTGAAATCGTTCCACACCTTTTTGATGCTGGTGAAAATAATGTGCATGGCCAAGCCCACTTGTGCATTGAAATCTGGAGCTCTTACACCATATCGAACACGCATCGCCAAATTTTGCAGATCTACAATTACATAAGTGCTCAAAGTTCTATCTCCACTATATGACACAACTCTAGCAAGGCTAGGCAGTGTGTCAACTGTATTCAGTCTTCTGTTTGTTAGGTCGCCTTGCTCTCCGGTTAGTTGGTATAGCAGTGGCAACAAATGCATCATCTTGTTCGCCCAAATCTGAGGCTACGGCTCGACAAACATCTGTTAACCACTTTTCCACTACTTCTTGCTCACTGGCACCTTCATAACCGTGGTTGCGGAGAAATTCCACAAAATAACTGTTGTAATCCAATTCAAAAAAGCTTCGTGACGGATCAGTGGGGTCCCAACTGATGTTGGGCATAGCTACCCAAGGCTCTTTTTTGGCCTCAGCTGTTTGCTTCTCATGCTCATTGCGATCAATTTTGTTGTGTTTGAGTTCAACATCCAACAGGGCTATTGCACGATCAACACTGGTTTCTTCAGTAGTCAGCATGCATATTTGCTGGTCAAACTCATACTCAGTAAGTTGCCCATATTTCTTTTTGGATTTGAGAGTTTTGATCTCTTTCTGAAGAGGATCTTCCTCATTTATTTCAATCAAGCGTAACTCAAGGTCAAGACCCTGCATAGTGTATTCGGCTTCTGCAATTTGTCTTGTGCGACCTCGTAGACCCCAACTTCCTGGCCAAAGGCCAAAGGGGATTTTTAGATTCTTGCTCATGTTTTTTCCTTGAAGTTGTTTGGTAGCACATAACTGAGATCTTGTAGATCAAACATGTAGTCGGGTGCTGAAAGTGGCACTGCATACCTCACTTGGGGATGGATGTATTTTTGGTGCTCTGAAATAGGACACTCAGCCACCCTACTAGCTAGCGTGGAGAGATTGTGGGGATCCTGACCATACGAGATGGTGAAGAATCCCCGGTTGGCCACCAACAGCTCGCCACTATCTGAATACCAATCAAATCTGACAGGTATGCTCATGCTTAGGCGTAACTTCCAAATAAATGCAATTGCATATTAAAGACGAATCCGTTCTGGACACAATAACGAGCAGCGTGTTCGTGATTGGCTTGAGCAGTTTGCATATTGATAAGCCCTGGCGTCCAAAAACTCACAACTTCATCCACAATACTGCGTTCTTCAAGACTAATTTGATTTTTCTCAGCTCGAATTTGCTTGCTTTTCTGCGGTTCATGGTTGTAAATGTTCATGGGACTTACAAACACCTTCTTACCAGTTTGGTCCCGCCAGTTGTGTGCCCAGTCAGGGACATTATTGTAAGGAGTATCAGAATCTGCACTCATTACAAATTTCAAACAGTCTGCTCTTCCTAGCATTTCTGCTCGTGGTTCAAGATATTTCACCGGACGGCCATTTTTTTCACTGCACTTGGGACTTACTACTAAGGTAGTTTCCTGAGGAATGTTCTGGACGATAGTGCCGTTGCTTTCAATTTGCGTTCGGGCAAACTGGGTATTCATATGCTCTAAAAATGGAACAATGTTTTTTTGTAGCATGGGCTCACCGCCAGTAAGCACGAGAACCATGTTGCGTTTCTTTACAGGATCACTTCCTGGACCCCCATACACAACATCAGCCCAAAGAGGGGTATTACCATTGAAGCTGTCAGAGATGCTCTTTGCGATTTTGGAGTCAATCTCTTGGATTGTCATCCAATCACCATCATCAAAGAAAGTATCACAAAATGAACATTGGAGATTGCACTTGGCTAGCCTAACAAACACAGCAGGCTCGCCTCGATATGGGCCTTCTCCCTGAAATGTGGTGAAAATACTAGTTACAAAAAGTTCATCTTCTGCATTTTTGAAGTAACGTTCACCAACCAGCTCATTGCGTCCAAACATCCTAGATTCTCCTATTTGTTATAATTTTGTTGTAACCATGCAGACAAGTCAAGGAGCTTGTGTTAAAGCTGCCAAACTAGTTGATAGCCGTCATATACAAGCGGCACACAAATGTTTTGAAAGAATTCTTCCACATACTTGCCTTTGCCTATCCGAGAAGAAGAGTCACCAAAATTATCGTCCACAGCAATCATTGTGCCTGGACCCAAACAACTCCAAATTGCAGTCAATTCTTTCATATGATGAAAACTACTGGGATGAGGATTGTCTGGGTAAAAATCAAAACTGTCGAGATAGAGTAAGTTTATCTGACGGTTTTCTGCCTGCAACTTTTGACTTAAATTTCGTAACCAAACAACACTGTCTTGACAAAAAATTTGTGTGTTTGAGCACACTTGTGAGCGAGAAAAATTCACATGAGACTCATCCAAATCAACTGTCAATAGTTGCCCAGAAAAAGTTTCCACATACTTGTCAAAAATTATTGTACTGAAACCATCACCGTGGAATCCATGTTGTAGGCTGCGACTGCATCCAGTTTCAACAATCAACGGATTGGCAGTTTGTTTTAGATGATTTATCATTATTTCAAAGCTGGCTTGGCGCTTACCTGTTTGGGCCAGCATTTGTTCAAGGCTCATGTCCATTTTTATTTCTCCCTTGTTATGTTCTGTAAGTGTGTTGGGTATCAAAAGGATAGATATCACTTGTTTTGACACCTAACCCAGGTGCAACATGTTGCGAGAATTTTTGTGCATTGGATAAGACAAAATTGGGAAAATAGTTGTTCAATTCCACTGTTTCAAAAAACTGTCCTGGGGTGTGATGGCTACCTTTTGTGGCTATAAATCTGTCAATGTCAAAGTTTTCGACTATTTCAGGTATATTCTCATTTGTATGAACAAAACTGTTGATCTTTTGAATACAATGCTGATTGTTTCCCAATGAGCTCCAATGCCAACCTCCATGCGCAACAAAGGCTGTGCCATCAGGCAACCCAACCCATGGAAACGTAAATGTTCGTTCTGTTTGAGGGTCAGTAAAGTCTTGAGACTTTGAGACAATAATACTTGGACCAGCTTGCCAATCTACCCCATTTGTGGTTTTGATTCTCATGTAATTTAATTTATACAAATACTGTGGAGCAAACAAAATCCAACGAGTGTGCTGACTATCATGTTTTATGCTAGAAACTACTGATGCTCGAGGAATTTCATCGGCATCAGTTACAATGATCAAATCATCAGGGCTTTTGTCTCCTAGTCCTCGAGCAAGACATCTGCGTTGATGATTTTCTCTGAACCAAAGGTTGTCTTCACCGCCAGGCATGTCATCAACAACAATGTGACGAATTTTCTGGGCATATTTTTCAAAGCGTTGTTTGTTTAGATCAAAATACAAGGGCTTGAACATGCCAGTATGTGTAACATTTGATTCAGCTAACACAAAATAGTCAACAACGTCCCATAGCTCTTCAAGGCGTATTTCAAGTAGATCTAACTCATTGAAAAAAGTAAAACAATCATATACTTTCAATTTTTTGTCCTTTGGCAGTTACAACAGTATTTTGTTTTGCCAACTGTTGCACAAATTTATTTTTTCTGATTCACTTACACCAGGAAAATGCACAGCCCAATCGCCTGGCTGCCATGAGCCATCTGTCAACAGTTTGTCCAAGGCAGGTTTTGGTATATAAGGATATAGGTTGTAATCATAGCTGTTTAACATTCGTTGAGGCACAACTTGAATCGTTTTGTCCCAAGGATGTGGAATTTTCAAAGACTCGCCTTGCGGGTAACTTGGGTGGTGTGTGCCGGGGAACCCAAATAACTGATTCAATGCCCACTGTTCTGAGTCCCAATGTTGCAAAGCTTCTTTTTCCACTTTCAATAACTCGTGCAGTAATGACCGACACTGACTTGAGTTACGAAATAAAATGCTGCCTGTATTGAGGCCATTTACATCAGTTGAGATGAGTAAATCATGTGTGTCACTAGTTTTTTCTTGTATGGTTGTTTTGAAGTTGGTGATCAAAACATCAGTATCAGTATACCAAAGCCAACTGAGATGTGGGTGTGTGTCAAAAAGTTCCAACACCGCATGGATTCTGTCAAAGTGACTGGTCCAAGTGGTTTTTTCAAACAGATGATAATTGTGTCTCTGAGCATACAGCTTTTTGTTTTTGTCCAAGGTTATTTTTGAAAGTTCTGAGAAATTGTTGTTGTAAACAACCAGCAGTCCATACATGTGTTGCCCGATCAAAAATAATTTCCATTTATGCGGTCAAACCAACAATCGCCCCCGCCTCCTAGAGGAGTTTGTGTTTTTGTATCCCGATTGCCTTCGCACCAATAGCTTTTGCCCAAACCTATCGCTATAGCCAATGGCGCACTTTGATTGCCAATGAACATTTCACAACCTTGAATTACCTGTGCCAAATGCAACAGATCTAGGGTAGGAAAATAGTCAATAGTCTCCTTGAACTCTGTTTGCCACTCTTGATGTTCTCTAGGTGTGCCCACAAACACAGCCTGCTTGCACAGACCTTGTTTGATAAAATCCATCCATTTTTGTGTAGCACTGTTGTCTCTATGTCTAGGTGTTCGATTGATTACTATGGGTCGATTGGGGATAAGGATTGGGCTAACCTGTGTGAGCCAAGGCTCTCTCAACAACTGGTGCTGCAATTGAACGTCAGTCATATCCCATCCCAGTCCCAAGGCATAGGCTTGAGTTTGATTACCTTGCCAACCAGAAGGTAATATGAATTTCCAATTTTCAGCTGCTAAATCATAATCAATGTGCTGGTTGGTATAGATTTGCACTTCATGCAAATAACTTTGGTGTAACAACAGGCTTTCAATGTTTTGAAAATCTTTTTCACTTATTCTGCCTGTGAAGGGCTGATTGTACCAACCCAACACATTTCGGCAAAACTCATCAAGGTATCCCAATTTGAGGTAAATGTTGCCACCCCCAAGGATTTTTACTGCACAAAGACTGTATATTATATCACCAGCAGTGGCATAGGTTATGAAGTTTTTCAGCACAATCAACCCAAGAAAACTATTTCAAAACTATACCAGAGTCGTGCAAGATTGTCACTTTTTCCTAAGAATGATTTCGATAGCTGATTCACCAATGGGTGTCAGTGTTTGATCTTGATTTTGAATATGGTATCGATAACTGGCATCCAAAAGCTCAAGCTTCAAGATAGTGAGTTCGGGAAAGTTGGCTAGGAAACTTGTGCAGCTTACAGAAACAGGACTCCAGCTGAGATTTTTTTGAATTGTCCAAGTAGTTTTGTGATCCCAGTTGAAACGACTGGGAAAAACCCCTTGTTCATAAAGGTCTTCATCTGGAACCAATAGGACCATATGCCCACCTGGTTGCAAAATTCTGCTCCAGTTTCTCATAGCTTCTGTAGGGTCTCTCATGTGCTCAAGACAATGGCTGCTGAGTAACCAATCAAAACTGTTGTCAGCTACACCTGCCATCAACTGCGCATCACCATCAGGTAGGTCCCAATTTCTCACCTGCTGCATTCCTGGAAAAAAATCTTTGTAATTGCTGACTGGGTCATCCCCAGCACCAATGTCAATGCCATTGCCTACGAAATATCGAGTAATAAATCTGCTGTCAGAGAGCCTTCTCATAACAGCTTTACTGGTTTCATGTGTCATTTTGATTCTCCAAACTGTTGTTTAACGCCTGCCAAGTGAGTTTCCCTTCTCTATGCTCAACTTCTGTTTCCAATGGCCTAATCAGGTCCTCATGGGAAACTTGTTTAGCTATCCTCAAACACTTTTTAACCCCTTGTAGATAACTTCTTGCTATAGCTACTTCCCCAGCGGCTTTTATGTCAATGCAGTTCTGCAAACTGTCTACCAACTTAGATGCTGCCTTAGTGGGATGGTTTTGATGCCAAGTGACCTCACCTTGTATGCTGATGCTTAAGATGGTTTCGCCATAGTCATTGTCAACTCGCAATGCTTGAGTAGGCCTGGCATTACTGCTACCAAATGTCAGTAACGTACCAACCGTGTAACCTGATCCAAGGTTATTCACTGTGATACCGGTTACACTGCCTTGACAGACACTGGTTACCTTAAAAATATTAGAGGCCATCAGGAACCTCTGGGCGATTGCAAAAACTCTATAAAACGAGCTTGATCTTCCACAGCCCAAAAACTGAACCGAAAACTCTCATAGCTGATTTTTTCTGTGGACCAAATATTGGTGCAATTTTCCACACACCAATTGAACAACAGTTCATAACTGGGTTCATAACGTTGGTTGGATGGCTTGTAAAGCTCTTCGAAGCTAAGGAGTAATTGATTGTGAATGAGTATTGCCCGAACACTCTCGGGCAACACATTCCACTCTCTATATCTACTGTTGATGATTTTCATATTTTGACCTAAAAATTCTCTGTTACAATAACTGTTGTATTAGAGAGAGGTCAAGTCAACCATCTTCATAAATTCAGCACGAGCACTGGGATCCTGTTTGAACGCACCACCCAGCTTGCTGGTAACTGTGCTGCTGCAATCATCTTCAACGCCACGATGACTTACGCAATAGTGCTTGCCGTGAATGACGACAGCAATGCTATCGGTTTCCAGGATATATTCCATTGCATGAAAGATCTGCTCAGTCAAACGCTCTTGAATTTGTGGTCGGCGGCTAAAGTATTCGACAATTCGATTGATCTTGCTTAGGCCCAATACCTTTTCTTTGGGAATATAAGCCACAGTTGCTACACCATCAATCACAATGAAGTGATGTTCGCAGGCACTTTTGACAGTGACATTTCGTTCACACACCATTTCATCATAGCCCATTTTGTTGGCAACAGTGGTGCACTTGGGGAAAGCTTCCCAATCAAGACCCCAAAAAAGTTCCTGGATAAACATGCGAGCCACTCGTGTCGGCGTTTCAGCCAAACTATCATCTGATAGATTCAAGCCCATTGTTTCCATGATGTCCTTGAACTTGCGTTCAATAATATCAATTTTGTCTGTGCGGCTTAGGGAATTTTCCACTGTTGGGGTTTCAACCCCTTTGGAAACTAGGTATTCATGTACTTTGCGACCCAGTTCAGGATCACATTTTGTGCGATTATAGCTCATATCTTTCCTTTCAAAGCATCTGTCGTTTATGCACAACGGGTGTTTCCACCAATTTGCTACCGTAATGTAGCAGACTATTTATAACACAAAAATTGTGTTATTGCTATTCAAATTCATCAAAATCCATGACAATGTTGTTATCAGCGTTCATTCCTGTGATTTTGGCTAACATAGCAGAATGTTTTTCAATCAGTTGCATGGGTTTTTCACTAGTGAAGATCTCTTCACAAAGTCCCCCAGCAAATTCAATCAAGTCTTCGCTGATGTGATGTTTCCTCTCCTCCATTGGCAGGTCTTGCATTGCACATGCATGTTGAATAGCTTCAATATGAAGCTCAACATTGTGGCTCATGCCCAGCACATAGCTGAGACCATCCATGCTGCTGGGCCATTTGACCTGATACTTTTCATGGTCCTTAAACTCTTTCTTGCCCCAATCAAACATGCCGCTGCCGTGGTCAGTGTGCTCATGCATAAGATAATGTTTGTATTCATCACTGTAGCGAAACTTCTCGCCATGAACGCCTTCCAAGCTTTGTTGATACAACAAGCTTTCAAACTCTTTTTGTGAAAAAGCTTGTTTTTTGAAATTGAGATCTTCATAACCTTTGACACAGATATCACCAATGGTGATCCGCTTGCCAATGCTGCTTTCGCGAACAGCATGTTTTTGATTGTGGCGATTGATCCAGTCTTGAAACAGTTCTTGACTGCCCTTAAGCTCTTTTTTGTCTGGCAACGAGTTGTTTTTATATGCAATGCTTTGCGGACTTACTTCCCAACTGTAGTAGATGTTGCCTTTTGCTACGTTCACAAAAGGACTTGCTGCATCGTAACTGAGAGTTGTACGCTCGTTGATGTGCTTTCTCCACACTCGTTGAAGTGTAGTAAGAGCGCAGCCTGCCTTGATTTTGCCATTGCCTAGATAATGGATCCAATCTCTGTTATCCAAATACTTGCCATCTCGCATGATAATGATCCGACGGAGATTTATAGCAAAGTTGCTGGCTTGCACATTACTGAATGCCCAGGTTTCAAAAGGAAGATCTTTCACAACGTCCCACCAAATGTCACCTTCTTCTTGATTGCGCCCCTGCAACACATTCAAAAATTGTGTACTACCTTCCCGACGATTTTTGATGAAAAAGTTGTGATTCTCCATACTGCTTTCAAGACAGTCTCTAAAGTTCTTAACCCCAGGATGTAGGTTCTCACCTGTGATGGGATCGTTACCAAACTTCAACAAGCTGCCTGTGGGGACATCTAATACCATACTGTAGTCACAAGTGTGTTCAAGCCAGCGTAGGATTTTCATCCTAATGGCGTCTTTGTCCTTCATCCAGTCTTGATCAGTTTGCTTTTCTTTTTTCTGCCAAGGCCATTTGAGAACGCCAGTAGCAATCTGATAACCACCACTGTCGCCCACAATTACTGAGGCGTTTTTGTCTCGCTTTTGCACCATAGCTTCTTGGATATCACTTTGAGCAGGATCCCAATAACTGTGACCGCTGCTGTAGAGTGCAGTGGGATAATAAAATAAGTTGGTATTGGTTTGCAGAAAGTCCAAATCCTGCAATCCACCCGGCAGCCCCTTGACTGTGCGAGCGTTGGGCTGACTTACTAGTCGCACATAGATCGCTGAGATTGAAGGAAGAAAAATAGCATAGTCCTTGTTGGTGGTCCACATGTCTCTACCCACCACAGGTTGCATGTTTTGATCAATTTTTTTCAAATGTGGGTTGGGGCTGGAAAGTTTTGTCATAGATATATCTTACTTTACTGTGGTTGATCTAGCAACTGTGTTGC